GGTTTTGGGAATTTGGTAAAATGGTTTATCAAGAATTATTAGGTGTTATGTCAGATGAAGATTATGGTGATATTACAGACATTTCAAAAGGTCGTGATATTAATGTAGAAGTAATTCCAGCAGCTGAAACTGGTAAAATGTTTAATACTACAACTGTAAGAGTTAAACCTAACCAAACAGCTTTAGTAGATGATGCTAAAACAGTTGAATCTCTTTTAGAAAATCAAAAAGAAATAGTTTCTTTATTTAAGAAATATACATTTGATGAAATGAAAGATGAATTACAAGGATGGTTAAAACCATCTGACAGTGATGGAGGTAAAGAAACTGAAGTTAAAGCAGCACCTTCAAAAACTAAAAAAACTATAGATAGTAAACTTGATGAATTATTTGATTAATGGCAAAGAAAAAAATAGACACAAATAGAGATGAATTAACAGGGATACTTGCTGATTCTTTAAATAAAAAATTTAGTAAGACCCACCATAGAGTAGCTTACTTCTTAGACGGCAGTGAAGACTCACCAACAGATGTACCTGATTGGGTTTCTACGGGTTCTACAGTTTTAGATCTTGCCATCTCAAATCGCCCGAATGGGGGATTCCCCGTTTCTAAGATTGTAGAAATCACTGGTCTAGAGCAGAGTGGTAAATCCCTGTTAGCATCTCATATTATAGCAAATACCCAAAAAAAAGAGGGGATTGCTGTTTATATTGATACAGAATCATCTTTAAACGCACAGTTTTTAGAAGCAATAGGAGTTGATTTAGAAAAAATGGTTTATTTACCTCTTGAAACAGTAGAAGATATATTCGATGCCATCGAGGATGTTATTCTTAAAGTTAGAGAAAAAAATCAAGATAAATTAATTACTATTGTAGTTGATTCTGTAGCAGCAGCTACTACTAAAATTGAGTCAGCCGCTGACTTTGAAAAAGATGGTTATGCAACACAAAAAGCAATCATCTTATCTAAAGCTATGCGTAAAATTACCAACTTAATAGGTAAGGAAAAAATACTATTAGTATTCACAAACCAATTAAGACAAAAAATGGGAGCAATGCCCTTTGCTGACCAATATACTACTTCAGGAGGTAAAGCTTTACAATTTCATGCTTCCGTTAGGTTACGTTTAAAACAAGTTGGAAAACTTAAAGAAAAAATAAACGGAGTGGAAGAAATTGTAGGGTCTGAAGTAGAAGTAGCTGTAGTTAAAAATAGGATGGGTCCACCTAATAGAAAAATTCGATATAATGTTTTTTATAGACAAGGTATAGACAATTATGGTGGTTGGTTGAAATTAATGAAAAATTATAAAGTAGTTAAACAATCAGGTCCTGTTTGTAAATATGTTGATAAAGTAACAGGAGAAGAGATCACATTTTCAGGTAAAGATTTACAAACATTATGTGAAGAAAATCCAAATATTCAAGAATCTATGTATAGAGATACTTGTGAAAAATATGTTATGAAATATCAACACGAAGACGCTAAAGAAATGGATCCTGATATTGAAATTGATGAAAATGGTTTATAATGGGGGAAACAATATTAGATCTATTAAACAACGTTCAGAAGGATGATACGTCAAATCCTAATTCTAGGGTATTAATAATTGATGGTTTAAATCTTTATTTAAGAACATTTGCTGTAAATGGTATGCTTAATGATAGAGGTGTGCCTATAGGAGGAATGATGGGTTTTATGAAATCTTTAGCTTATGCTATTAGAGAAACTAACCCTACTAGATTAATGGTAATTTATGATGGTGCTGGAGGTTCTCAAAGACGTAGAAAAATGTCTCCTAACTATAAAAGCAATAGAAAACCAGGCAAAAGAATAACCCGTTGGGATGCTTTTAAAAATGTAGAAGAAGAAAAACAAGCAATGAAAATACAGTTTTCTCGTTTGTTAAATTATTTAGATACATTACCTATAAATGTTATTTCAATAGATAAAATAGAAGCAGATGATACTATAGCTTATATTTCTAATAACTTATTAGAAGACGAAGTAATAATAATGTCTGCAGACCAAGATTTCTTACAATTAGTTAACGATAGAATTACAGTATGGAGTCCCATTAAAAAAATATTCTATACACCTGAAAAGGTTTTAGAAGATTATGGTGTACCGGCTCACAATTTTTTAATGTATAAAGTTCTTATGGGAGATAAATCTGATAACCTTGAAGGAGTAAAAGGATTAGGTCCTAAAAAATTACCTAAAATTTTACCTGATATTTCTTCAAACCCTCTCGATCTTGATTTCATTTTAGATTATGCTTCAAAAGGAACAGAACCTATGCATAAAAGAATTGTTGAGTCAATAGACCAACTAACATTAAATGAAAAATTAATGGATTTAAAAAATCCCCCCATATCAGGAGAATTAAAATTACAAATAACAAGATTAATAGAAGCACCAATAAATTTGCTCTCCTCAAATAATTTTAATACAATGTATACAGATGATCAAATGGGTAATGCTATTGATATACCTGACATTTGGTTAAAACAACATTTTACAAAATTAAATAGTTACGCAAAAGCAACTCATGGGTAAATTAACACAATTTGGACATCAATTTCAAATAAAAATAATATCAGCCTTAATTACTGATAGAGATTTTTTACAACAATCATTTGATATGATATCTCCTGATTATTTTGATAATGATGCTGGAAAATGGGTTGTTAAAAATACTCTTATTTATTTTGATAAATATAAAACTATTCCTACAATGGAGGTTTTTAAAGTTGAAGTAGATAAAATAAAAAATGAAGTACAAGGTGTAGCTGTAAAAGAATTACTTAAAGAAACATATAAGTCTTCTACATCTAATGATCTTAAATTTATAAAAAATACTTTTTTAGATTTTTGTAAAAATCAAACTTTAAAAAATGCTTTAATGAAATCTGTTGATTTATTAGAATTAGGAGATTATGATGATATAAGAAATTTAATAGATAAAGCATTAAAAGCAGGAGTAGAAAGAAATATAGGACATGAATATATACAAGAAATAGAAGATAGATATAGAGAAGAAGCTAGACATACAATTGAAACACCATGGCCTTTAATTAATAAATTACTTTGTGGTGGCTTAGGACAGGGAGATTTAGGTTTAATAGTAGGAGGTCCTGGTGGAGGTAAATCATGGTCTTTAGTTGCTTTAGGAGCACAAGCAGTAAAGTTAGGATATACAGTAATACATTATACTTTAGAATTAAGTGAAAAATATGTAGGTAAAAGATATGATGCTTGTTTTACAGAAATACCTGTTAGTGATATAGGTGATGCTAAAGAAGATGTTAAGGATCGCTTATCAACATTAAGAGGTGGGTTATATATAAGAGAATATCCAGCAGGACAAGCAACTGTAAATACTATACATGCACATATAGAAAAATGTATACAACAAAATATACAACCAGATTTAATTATATTAGATTATGCTGATTTATTAAATTCTAAATCAAGTAAGGAAAAAAGAGACAAATTAGATGATATATATACTGGTTTAAGAGGTTTGGCTACTCAAATGAAATTACCTATATGGACAGCATCTCAAGCAAATAGAACAGGGGCAAGAGAAGAAATTATACAAGGGGATAGAGTAGCAGAAAGCTATAGTAAAATGATGATAACAGATTTTGCAATGTCACTTTCAAGAACAACAGAAGATAAAGAAAATGGAACAGGAAGATGGCATGTAATGAAAAATAGATATGGAGCTGATGGTATGACATTTAATTCTGTAATGGATACATCAATAGGAAAAATAGAAATTAATGAAAGAGGCAATAGAAATAATGAAAATCAACAATCAACCCCACCGGGAGATCTTTCGCCTGACCAGCGAAGAAGACTTCAAGGAAGAGCACAAGAATTTTTTAACTTTTAGTGGTTTTTAATTGTATATATTGTACGTATTCCCACACGGGTTTTTACCCCTTTTTTTAACTTCAAAAAAATATAAAAAATAATGAACATATCACAGGAAATTTTATCAGATATTGTTGTTTATAACAAATATGCAAAATATTTACCTAGTAAACAACGAAGGGAAACATGGGAAGAATTAGTTACTAGGAATAAAGAAATGCATTTAGCAAAATTTCCTAAATTAAAAGATGAAATCGAAGAAACATATAAATTAGTATATGATAAAAAAGTACTACCTTCAATGCGTAGCTTACAATTTGCAGGTAAACCTATACAAATAAATAATTCTAGAATATTTAATTGTTCTTATTTACCTATTGATGATTGGAGATCTTTTAGTGAAATTATGTTTTTATTATTATCAGGTTGTGGAGTAGGTTATAGTGTTCAAAATCACCATATTGAAAAATTACCTGAAGTTAGAATACCTAAAAAAACAAGAAGATTTTTAGTAGGAGATTCAATTGAAGGATGGGCTGATGCAGTAAAAGTTTTAATGAAAGCTTATTTTGGAATATCAACTACAAGACCTATTTTTGATTTTAGAGATATTAGACCTAAAGGAGCAGAATTAATTACTGTAGGAGGAAAAGCACCAGGACCCGAACCTTTAAAAGAATGTTTATTTCAAATCCAAAAAGTACTTGACAGAAAAGAAGATGGTACTCCATTAAAACCTATTGAAGCACATGATATTATATGCCATATTGCGGACGCCGTTTTATCTGGTGGTATTCGCCGAGCAGCACTAATATCTTTATTTGATTTACATGATAATGAAATGTTAACTTGTAAACATGGCTCTTGGTGGGAATTAAATGCACAAAGAGGTAGAGCAAATAATAGTGCTGTAGTTATTAGATCAAAAGTTACAAAAGATGATTTTAATGAATTATGGGGTAAAATAGTAGCAAGTAATTCAGGTGAACC